AGGCTTCATAAACACGTCTGTAAGCTTCATAAATGTTGTGTAAAGCAGGATTTGAGCTAGCAATTTGTAATTGTGTCTGTGCTAACGTCACTCTTTGGCTCATAGACATGATATTTGGGTCTGCTACAGGTAAAATATCTACTTTTGAATCAAAATCTTGAGATTTAATTAGTCTTGGACCCCCATAAACGTCATAAGGATACTCTGGTGGTAGATATTCTGCACAAATTCTTGATAAAATTTTAAATTCCATACGCATTGCGTAGTAACAACGCTTATGAACACCACTCATAACTCTAGAACCACGTTCTAAGAGAGCTATTGTCGTTCCTACAGCCCTATTTTGAGTGTCATTACCTATCGCTGTATCAGTTATTGCAGCAAATTTTTGTCCTGCTTGTACTACAAAACCTAATAATTGAAATAATGTTGTGCTCGGTTCTGAAAAAGGTAAATTAAAAAATTGATCTCTTATGTTTCCACCTGGTGCATCAACGTCTCTAAACTCTCCAGGTTGAATTGGTTGATCATCATCACGTACTCTTATACCTCTAGACTTAAATCCAGCAGGTAAATTTTTCAAAGTACCAGCATCTATCAATTGTCTTAATGCAACTGTAGCAGCTCTCGATAAACCACCTATCATATGAATTAAACCAAAGCCATAAAACCCTAATCCAGGTAAAAACTTGTAATGAACAAAATATTCTATTCTTGTATAGTTAGGATCATCTAATCTATAGTTTCTGTATATCGATAAGATCTCTCCTGAACCTTCATCAACTGTAACTATGTATGGAATCTTAATTGCTTTTTTAGATTTTTTATCAAAGTTTTCATAATCGTCTAAATTTAAATCAACATGCATTTCTAAAACTGTATGAATGTAATCTGTAAAGTTAGGTTTCAATCCATCCAGTTGATCTATCTTTTGTTGTAAATCTGTTTGCTCTACTTGTGGTTTTGGTAATTCAATATCTCTATAAAAACCTGCAGCCATTTTTTTATTTAAATCGTTTTCACTCATTTTAATTATGTGAGTGATTCTACCTGCATCTTTTAAATCTGACGCGTAGTAAGGAACTACTAAATCCTCAGCTGGTACAAATTTTGAAACTGGTCTTCCTAATAACTCATCGTAATAAACTTTTTTAAATGTAGATCCTGACAACGGTAAATAAAATAACATTTGATCCATGTCAGTTGTATAATCCTCCATCTTCTCCATAAGTAGATAGTTCATATATTCTTTGACACGATCTGCTTGTTGTTCGGTGTTCGGTGTTCTTAAACCGACAACCTGTGTTCTTACAGGACCATCACTAGGTAGAAGTTCTTTGTAAGCACTAGCTTGGAACTGCGTAACAGATTCAGATAACAACGGATGAGTGACACCTGATGCACCTTTGAATGGTCTTGTCTGTTCCATGTACTGAACACCCAAAAGATCTAAACCTTTTGTATATGCTTCTTCCCATTCTTTCCTTGTTTCTTTATCTTTTTTATATTCTGTAATTAAATCAAGACCCATACGTTTTAAAATCGTAGCGTCCATGTCTTCAGCTAAATTAGCATTAAAGTCATCGGATACCGTTTCTTCAACAGCTTCCTCACCCTCAACCGTAACCTCTGGTGGAAGACCTTCAGGTTGTTCCTTTATTTCTTCTACTTTAGTTTCTTCGGTGATTTCTTGATTATTTCCTTTTTCTACAGCCATGAGTTAATTTATCATAAGGTTTTAAACATATCCACTACTAAGCCACCCTCTTTCTTATAGAGTTTTTGTGTATACTTCATTGCTGGTGTTACTTCAATACCAAAAGCATTGAAATACAACGTGGGGTCACTTTCTGCAGTAAATCTAGTGCCTGAATGCTGAACATCATGAGCAAACTTATGATAGATACTAGATTCTGTTTTTCCTCCTTTAACATCAGCAGGATATTTAAATTTGTCAAAGTCAATTTCTTTGTATGGTTTTTTTGGATCTGATAAACTTAACTTTATAGTTCCAGCTTTTGTATCATAGAATTTTGCAGACTTCTTCATAAGTTGAGGCAAGATTGCCTGTCCCTTATCTCCTATTCCTCTACCAGAAGGATAACCATAAAATCTTTCGTTACCAGCTTTATAACCTTGTCTAAAATGTAATTTGTTAAAAGGCATAACTGCAACATAATCTATGTTTTCTTTTGCAGCTTTGTTCATTAAAAATTTCAAAGCGTAATCCCCATAAGCATCTGCCTCTATCATAGGATAATAATCAAATCTAGCTACATCATCTGGTATACCCTTACCAAATGTATTATTAATTTTTCTATTTATAGTTTTTAATTCGTCATCTATTATTCTTGCTTTCTTAAATTGATTTTTTGCTATTGCATCGTCCATTTGATTTAATAAACCAGTTCTTGAATTTATTAATAAATTTAATTCTATATCTTTTTGAAAAGGATTGCTTCTTGCCACTCCTCCGAAAGCTTGTGCTTTACTCAATTCTTTTGCTATCGTTTGATTAGCATCAGATTGAATCTCATGTATCACTAAAGCTTTTTTACCGTTAGGTAATGATCTTGTATCGTACCTTACATGAAATAAATTATTTTTTAGATCTCCGTAGTGACCAAGATTTTTCATGGGTTGAGTATTACCAGGTATTGGTTCATCTAAAACGAACACCGTTTCACGGTAATTTTGACCACCAGGAAAAGTATAGTTTGTTTCGTTTTGATATTTAACTGGTCTCATTCCGCCTCTTCCTCTTGCTATGGCTAATGCCTCTGAAGCAAGTCCTTGTATTCTATTCATCTCTTTAAATAATGGACTGTTCTTTGGTGCAGCAGCTTTTATTTTTTGAGTCGCATTTATAAAAGCTTGATGATTAGCAATAGCACTTCCTGTATCTCCACTTGCTATAGCACGTTGCAAACCAGCCAAACTTGCTCTTATATCATCTTGTCTTTGTCCTATAACTTTTGTAAGTGCACTTTCTACGCTATTCATTAAGTATTTTAATTTTGGACTTTCTGAAACCATACCAAATTCAACAGGTTTTAATCTGTTGACTGGATTCATCTTAATCATATTACCAACGTCTTGTGCTGATAACTTAATACCAAATTTTTTAGCTGCTCCTAATAAACCACCAGTGATATTTCCTAATTGATCAAACTCAGCTAGGTTTGAATCAAAAAGTTCTTCCTTACCAATGGTTGCTTGTTTACCAGCAAATCTAGATCCTTTGTCATAGGTAAAAGTTTTGGGTCCTCTTTCAATTCTACTAGAGGGCTTTCCAAAAATTTTATAATTTACTTTTCTTGAAGATGTTAAGTGATCAATCCATTCATCAGCAGAATATTTACCAGGACCTTTTCTCATAGCCCAATCATACGTAGCTGAACCAAACGCTGGTTGAGTATTCTCACCCATTAATAAATCGTCTGTGATTTTTCTATCTACTTTGACTGGAACAGTTGCGTCTTGTTTAGCTAATTGTTTAGCTGTTTGTTTTTTTGCCTCTGGTGTGTATGTAATTAATTTTTGTGATTCTCCTGATACTGGATCAGTTTTTTTATTTTTGAGAAGTTTACCAATTCCCCGTTTGAAAAGTTCCTTAAGGGCCATAAACCCTCTTAGAATAATTTAGTAGGTTTGTTTTTACCTAGTTTAACTTTAACTGTTACTGAACTACCAGTAGACATTTGTGGGACTTTTAATGAATAAGGTGAAGGCACTGCTAATTTAGGTGTTGGCATTACTGGAGGTCTTCCTATTCTTTCAGGAACATTTGGAATACCTGCCTTTGGTCTTGGTCCTCCGCCTGGTCTTGGTCTTGTACCCATTGAACCTATTGGTCCTGGACCTTTTATTGATCGTGGATCTTTTTTTCTTTTTTTCTGTTTTGGTTTAACTAAATCTCCTTTGTCATAACCCATAGGTCTTGGTCTCATCATCATTCCACCACCCATTTTTTTCTTAGGTCTTTTTGTGGGTGCTCTTTTACCAGTTCTTTTTTCGTATAATTTTTCTAAACCAGCTTTTGTTGCTAAACCTACTGCTGCAACACCAGCTGCAATTTTTCCAATCTTAGTAGCTTTTGCTGCTTCAGCTGCTCTTTTAGCAAAAGGATTTACAGCTTTTGTGGGATCTTGTTTAATCATTTTACCCTTATCAGCTTTCATAACTTTACCTGGTTTCATTTTCTCATCTTGTAAACCTTGTCCTCTGCCTTTAGCTTTCTCAGCTCTTAGCACTGCAAAATCTTTTGCATCTATTTTATTTCTTGGTTCAGCTTTAGCTGCAATTTTAGCTTGGCCACCTGTTAAGTAACCACCCATAGCAGAAACCATTTTATCTTTTTCTCTTAATCTTTGTCCTCTAGGAGTGCGTACTCTTCGTTCTTCTAAATTTCTCCGAATTCTTCTAATTTGCATTTTTTTTGTGTCGAGTGTTGATGGTCTAGCCATAGTATTTAAAATCCTTTTCTATTTTAAAATTGGGTTCATCTAACGAATCTGAGTACGTTGAAATAAATCCACCTTGCCTGAATCTTATCACTGCTTGGGTCATTGAGTCAACATAGTCATCGAATTCTCCATGTGGAAATGCTGCACATTCTTCAACAACATCTTGAGCAAATTTCTCATCTAATGGTGCATAAACCATACCAGACTCAAAAACTGGAGCTACTGAGTTAATCCTTGTAAATTTATCTCTACCCTTAGCTGGAACATAATCAATCACAGGAATACCAGATTTTCTTAGTTCTTGTATTAAAGGTTGACCTGTAGCTTTAGCTTCAATAATAACTGTTTCTGGTCTCCAGTATTCATATTGCTCTAATGCTAAATTTTTTAAATCAGGAAAATCAAATCTACCTTTGATAGCATCTAATAAAATTATATGATCTTCATAACCTTCTTTAGGTTGAAATATTCCCCACGTTGTAATCGCAGAATAATCTGCAGTTTCTTTTTTAGAATAAGCTGTATCGTAAGATTGTATTACGTGACGTAAAACAGGAACTCTTTCTTCTTTCCAATCTCTCCACCAATCTCTTTTTATGATGGCACCTTCTTCAGAGGTTGGGTCCTGCATGTATTGAGCATTCCAGTTTTTAGTTGTTACTGATGCTTTAACTTTTTCTAATTCTTCTAAGGGCCAGTATTCAGGCCATACAGGATTTCCGTTGTCCAGTATTGCTGGAAAGTTTACAACACGCCATGTATCTGCTTTAGGTTCGGATTGTGCTTTGATGAGCCTTCCTGTTAAATCGTCAGTTGCCCATCTAGTCATAACAACGACTATCGAACCACCAGGTTGTAATCTTTGACGTGGACCAGAGCTGTACCATTCAAAAGCTCTACTCATTGCAGAGTCTGACATAGAATCTTGCTCAGTGTGTGGGTCATCAATAATCAAAAGATCCGCCCCTCGTCCTGTGATAGAACCGCCTACCCCCGCTGCAAAATATTCGCCTCCATGATTGGTCTCCCAACGTCCTTTTGCTTTTGAATCTTCTCGTAGTTTAACATCGCCAAAAATACTTTTGTAGTCCTCGGTCTCCATTAAGTTTCTAACTTTGCTACCGAACCGCGATGCTAGCTCAGCATTGTGTGAGACTTGCATTAATTTCATTTTAGGATTTCTACCAATCATCCAAGCAGGAAATAAAAAAGAAGCGAACTCTGACTTAGTATGTCTTGGTGGCATATTTACAATTAGACGTTTTGATTTTTTATTTGCTATTTGTTCAAATTCATTTGATATAATCTGATGGTGCCCCCAGTTCTCTGGGTCCTTTGCGTCTCTACAAATAAAATCAGGCCACATTGCTTTCACAAATAATAGAAAGTTATCCTGACATAGTTTTATATATTCTATCTGTTTCTTTAGAATTAAGGTTCTTAATTCATCATCACTTAATTGATCAATGTTCATACAAGAAATTTTTGATTCTTTGGGTCCCCTTTTCAATGAGGTCACAACATGTTTCTACTACCCAGACCAGAGCAACCCAGATCATTACAAAGCAGAATAATATAGACATTAAAATATAATAAATAATGTTTCTCATAAGCTATATCGTTTGAGCATACACTATTTCTATTCGACTTGCTATAAAACACTTGTGGCACAAGTACCTGGTTTTTCTAACGTGGTTTTTGCGAATAAAAAAAGAAAAGCGGACTCGACTTTTTAATGGGTCCTTTATTGATATGCATGGCGATCGTATAAACGACCGCCATGATTACGAGGTGGTTTTATCCTTGTAATTTCATAATTAGATATGAGAATTTTTGTACAATAGTATCTTTAAACTTATCGACTAAAGGATTACCATTGTTCTCGAGTACAAATTTCTCGACCTCTCCCTCTAACGTTTTATACATTACCTCATAGTTAAGTTTTTTTTGAAGGTCAGGGTCTAACTTAATGTTTTGAGTTAGACTAGTTTTGGCGGAAGCTTCCGCCAAAACTTTAGATATATTCATAAGAGGACTACTCATTATTGTCCCCTATTGCTTTGTATTCACAATATTCTATTTCAGTACAAAACTGATTAAATAAATCATTGTGTTTAATTTTAAAGTTAGCAGTCTCAAACTTTTTTCTTTTTCGTTTGATACGCTGAACTCCAAAAGAATTACCACCCTCGTCTTGAACAATAATTAGGTTTTGTTTTGATCTCTCAAAAACATCAACCACATTTTGTTTCATCTTGTCTAACTCCTTAGCCAGACGATTAGCTTTTAACTTGATGGTAGCATAAGCAAGGACTATTTTTTTTTCGTCTTGCTTTAGCTTTTTCATTGTTTTGCTCATTGTCTTCTCCTTTGTTAAGTTGAACAAGCTTAGATATTAATTTATCTTATATTAATAAGATACAATAATACCGTTCAAAATGGGTCTTAAGTATAATGCAGGATCATTAACACCAGCACCCCCAAAAATGTAAATGTCCAGCTAGGACTCACCAGCAGTAAAAGAACGAGAACCATGCCGAGCATTACGCAATCTTTGCACGTTGCTCTGACGGTTGTCCTTCACCTGCAGGCTTTGCTCTATTAGTAGCTCTAATAAACCGAGCTCTATCAAACCGAGGATTTTCCTCCTGAAACTTATCCGCAAGAGTAGTTACCAATGTAAACTTATTTGCATCATCCTCTAAACATTCACGGATCGCTTTCGTAATTATAACGAAATGTTTTCTTGTCATCATTGTTTTTCTCCTTTTCTGTTGTGCATTTCAGTTGAGGGGAAACGCACAAAAACCTAGAGCTCATTTTAATGGCTTGGACTCCGAACTTACCTGATCAAGTTTCAAGTGCACGGTTCGTAAGCTTTCGCCTTCACCTCCATTGTCAAACTTGACCACCCCTAATCTATCCCACCGAGATAGGAGAAGTCAAGAAGAAATTAATTTTTTTTCAAGCTCACCTTCGGATACAGCTTTACCCACCCGCGGCTCCAGCTTTAAAGGATAACGGTCCGTTTCCCTTTTAAATTGAAACGAGATTTGTAATGATAAGAAAAAGTTATCGTTAGTAATTTCCCAGCACAGCAGGTGCATCGGGAGGTGGTTGGTTGGGGGTTCAACGAAACAATGAACAAAAAGTTGACCCCCTCAACGAGATTACACGAGATTTATTCCCGTGCCAAGTCCAGCTCACACAGGGAGGGTGCCGTGCTGACTTCTTTAACAAATCTTTGCATTTTTCTTTCTTCACGAGAACGAGGATCTACAGCACGTGCATCCAGCATCTCCCAGAAGGCACCCTGGACCGATGGCCAGTGTACGGGAGCCGAGAACGAGAAACGAGGTTTCAAGGTACGGGGGTCAGTAAACTCGGACAACGGTCTGTAGAGTTTCAAAGAAGACTCAGAGAGGGTCTCTTTGCAGATTATAACTACCCCACCATGTGCTACACGTTTATTAATCCAGGCTATTTGCCATTTAGAAAGCTTAGGATAACTTGCTGAATCTGATTTTAATTCTAACCAAAAATCATAACCAGCCCAACAACCATTTAAGTCAGGTATACCATTAATAGTATTAGATTCTATGCGAGTAAAATGCGGTTTAACACAATGTTTTTTTATTCTTTGCCACAGCTTTGATTCTCGTTTTTTCATAAGTCAGTTTTTAACTTTGGTCATACTAGTAATTACCTCTATTTTTTTAATACACCCAGTTGGGATACATTGCAAACCCCCTACCTCTAAGCCTTTGCTGTCTTTAGAGTAGGAAGTAAATATCCATAACTTTGATTTAGTTTTCTTATAGATGTAGCCTACGTCAACGCAAGTCGCCACATCATGCTCAAGAATCTCATCCTCTGGTACCCACGCTTCATTAGATTGACATGGATCAAACCACGTCACTCTTACATGTTTAAATTTATTCTTCCCTGTCATCATGCCATCTCTCATTAATTTTAGTAGCCATCCACACAGCTATTGGAATACATAATACAAACGTTAATTGCATAGACCTCTGCAGTCCATACCCAAAATAGTGATTCAATATAGTTGTAATTAAAACTGGAGAACATGCACCAACAACCATTAAGATTACCATTCTGTAAACAAAAGGAATTTTCATTTTGTCTTCACACTTACAGTGCCTAAATTTGTTTTTAAATCTGCATTATGAACTTCATTAAATACAGTTATGAATGATACCCAGTTATTACTCTTTGTGTATTTCTTTTGTCTCAGGGTTAACTTCGATCGTTTTGGCGTTGAACCCATCGATCTTATTTGATAACTCTGAGAGCTTCTTTTCAAGCTCTGCACGTGACATACCCTCCAATCCTGATACTCTTACTTCTCGTTTATCAACGTACAAACCAGCCAATTGTCCTGACCTATATTCTGCATTGATAGCAGAAGCAAATTGTTTCTCAGCATATGCTGCATCAGCATATTTCTCTAATCTTTTATATCTTCGGAGTTTATCTTTCTCAAACTTAGCAGCAGCCTTTTCAAGCTTCTTATCTAAGTATCTTACTACGTGCGGACTGAATTTTCTTGATGTTAATCTACTTGCAATGTCAGAAAAATTTTTATCACTCTTACACTCGTAACCTGCTCTTTTAAGAGCTTCGCCTTTGGTTATCTCACCCCAACTAGCTACAAGTATATCTATAAACTTTTTTTGTTTGAGGGTCAGATCCTTCTCTGTTTGTAATTCCTTTGATTTTGTTGACATCTATTTTTCCTGCGTTAGCGTCCTTTTCATACCAAGATGTATCTCTGCCCTCTTTTTTACACCACAAAAAATGATTAAGTAAAATGTCATTCATTAATTAGGTTTCTTACCAGATACTTCCTTTTCCATCAAGGCTTTTGCTTTCTTACCTAAATCTTTTCTG